TGAACCAGCCGAAACGCGGCACTGTCATCTGCAACAGCATCGTGGGCACAAAATACACCAGCATCCCCAATGCCCACCAGTTATTCAGTTCCGGCGGAATGTCATGGATGTCCTGCGGTGCCCCGGTCTTCCAGTTGTACCAGATGGAATACCACAGGCGCAGGTTCATCAACTCCGGATCATTGTGCCAGTCACGCATGTCATTCATCGGCATGTACACCCAACCACTGTTAGGTGCGCCAACCTGTTTACGAATGTCTAGCGTTGAATTAGCAATGAAGATGTCACGCTGTGCTTGTGGGAGAGTATCTGGAAATAGTAATATATTAAGCTTACCGAAGATATATATCAATGCACATTGGTGAGTAATGGTGAATGTACGTTCATGTGGTGGAGCATTTCCAGTAACATCAAACCGTGGTTTTATAGTACGTTTCACATCCTCATTATTCTCAAAACCAAATACAAACGATGCGGTGGGCAGATCGTAATCAATCAGCGTGTACGCGGTGGTCGTGAACATCTCGGTCTTCTTGGTCAGGTTCTTCAACGAATAGAAGCTGCCCCGTCCACCCAGCGTGGGATGGTAATACCGCTCGATGTCCAACGAGATGAAGTCCCCACGATCCGCTATGTACGTCTTCTCCGTCGCACCCTCCTCCTGTTTGGCCTCGATGTCATACCAGACATAACCCGCCACGATGGGGCAGTAAGGACTGGTAATCGGTCGCCTCACTTCGGTGACCGTAATACCGAAAGTGAAATTCTTGGTATCCGGCCCGACAATAGCTATGTCGAGTGTGATCTCCAATAACCCCACACCCATGAGATAACGTTGCGGCAAATGGTCGGGATCGATAACCATCTGATGCCGCGCAGCAAACCCGGTGTGTTCATCACACCATGTCTTGAACCCTGCCGCATCCTGCGGATTGGTTCCTACATTGTCGGTAAAGTACGCATCATCGAAAATCGCTGCCTGCCGCTCGATGACGACCGAACACGCCTTGGTGCCATCCGGATGCATCTTCCAGTCCAGTTCCGGAAAGTCAGTCGTGCCAATGTCACCGCCAGAGATGTTGTAGAAATCCCTGAACTTCATCGACTTCTGGAACACCCATCCCGGCAGTGGAATCTTCCGTGTGATCACATGATCCACCGGCACGTTCTGCTCGTATGGATCTTGATGCAGCGGCTCGATGGCCGACGTAGGGAACACCGACACCTGATCGAAGGCATCGAAGTACAGAGCGAACTCACGATCACCAAACTTGCTCTTGACGATCTGCACACCTGACGCACGCGGCCAATCCGCATCGTTCTGGATGAATACAGTGCGTACCGGAGCCACCCCCTCACTGTCGACCCACGGCACGTCGAAGCCAACGTCACGCACCGTCTCTACGTCGAATGATCCACGTGTGTCATAAATGGCAAATCCGTTACCTGCCGTGTTGTAACCACGAGTGAATACACCAGTGAATGCATGTCCCGGCGACCACGACTCGTACAGAATCTTCTTGTATTCACCGAACTGCTTGGTACGTTCCAACTTGCCATCCTCAAGTACCTTTGGAAATGACCTTGCTACAACCGGTTCATCACCCAAGTTGATCTGGTGCGCACGTTCCAGATACGATTTTTCGGCGGTGTTTTCCATCCTCGCCCCGCCCAGTATCTCTGCACCAACTTTCTTGCCATCGAAGAACACGCTGACCACTGCTGCCTTGTAGACATTACTGGCAGTTACATTGCCCTGCGATATAGTCTGCGTCATGACCGGCTTGCCAGACGTGAAGAACTCGAAATAGGGGCTAGGATATTGTTCGACAACAGGGGGCGGCTCTCCTCCTGCCGGGGCTGGGACCGGACGCACATCGATGAAGATCTGCTCGATGCCATTGGGCAGCACCTGCATGCTGACCGATGCGAGGGGAGAAAGCTGCATGTGGAAAGAACCCTGCGCGTCACCACGCAGGGTCATACGCTGCTTGAGCCGGAATAGCTCCTGCTGCGCCTTCCCCAACAATGCCCTTGCTTCCTCGACGTTACCCGAGAAAGCGACGCGCATCAGCTACTCGCCAGCACCACCCTGTAGCCGACGTTCCACACGTCGGCGTTCTGCAGCACGCGAGTGGTGCCGAACTTGGTGGCGCTCATCAGGGTGCCGGTGGTGCCGCCCTTGGTCGACAGCGACAACAGGCCGATGCCGGTCACCGACAGCGACGACGCGGTGACGATGGTGAACACCGACTTGGCCGCATAGTTGTCGATCTGCGTTGCCGCTGCCGCGTTGACGAAGGCCACCGCCACCCGCGTCGTCTCGGCATAACCCTCGGTACCGGACACGATCTCCGATGCGTTGGCGGTGAAGTTGGCAGCCGTCCATGTGTTGGCTGGCGTGGCGGCTCCGGAGAACGGGGCCAGATACCATGTGGTGATCTTGGCGAGGTTGCCGAAGGTCACGTTCAGGTCGAAGATCAGCCCTTGGTCGACCAGCAGGTTGCGGTGCACGCGCCAGTCGCGGCCATTGACCCCCTCCAGATACTCGCCCACACCCTGCAGCCGCAGGCTGTCGTTGAACAGCAGGACGCCGCCGTCGGACAGTTTGTACCGCTCGTTGCGCAGTGCCGCAGCGATTGCCTTGCCGTACTTGATGATGTTCATGATGCTCCTCGATTAGTTGGAAACGACTGCAACGATCCTGCGGTTGTCGACTGCCACTGCGCCCTCGGTACCATCCAGCACGATACGACGACGCTGCTCTTCAATGATGTGGCCATCGTCAGTGCCAATCACGAACCCGACACTAGACAACCACACCACCACATACTCACCGGCATCACCCACCTTGTCACCCAGCAGTGACGACGGAATCCTTTTCGATGTGCCCCTGAGAGGTGCTGCTCCACCCAAATTCACCAGTTCAAACTCCTGTGGTGTCTTGCCCTTCAGGAAGAATACACCTGCCTTGGTACCGATGAAGATGCCGCCCTCCACCGGTTCGAACATGCGGATCGCGTGCGGCACCTGCACGAAATTGAAACGGGGATCGTAGACCCCGTACCACATCGGCTCTGAGTGGAAGGCGAAGTTGCCGCGCACGGTCCACAGCATGCCGCGCCAGTAGCGCACGAAATCCCCGGAGATCATGCGGTCGGTGAACTGGTTCTGCGCCTGCCGCCCCAGCGTGCCCACGCCAAGGAACACTGGCGCGGCCCCAACCGGGGCGTCGGCCATCCTGTGCAGCACATCACCGTTGGCCGCTGTCCGGTAGACTCTGACCTTGGTTGGCAGTGACTCGTTAGGGACAGGCAGGGGGACACTCAGGCCATCCCCCTCTGGGATGTAGGTGAACACTGCCCGAGACAGTGGTCCCTCCTCATCCCCCCGGAGATAGGCCACAGCCACGCCGTAGCGGCCTGCAGCGAGTCCACCGGCATCAACTGGGTACACCCCCGTCAGCGACGGCTTTTCCAGCCCCAAACGCCGTACAGTGAAGTCCGGTGCGATCACCAGAACTTCGTAGCGAGAACTGCACAGCACGTCACCGTTGAGATCCGTGAACGAGACAGGGGCATCCTGCAGCAACTGCCGCAACTGGGTCACCACCCACGGCATCTGCACCCGGCACAGCCAGCCGTTGACCACGCCGTAGCTCTCGCCCCGGATCTCGCTGGTCCACAGATCGTGCACGCCTACGCCGCTGTACACCCGCTGCGCACCCATGCGCCGGTTGATGCCCCCGGTGCGGTCGATGTCGATGTTGACCGCATCCATCACCGCGCCGTCAGGCAGCATGTTCTTGTCGGACACCACGTCCATGCCCAGCTTCCACGTCAACTTCATGTCGGCCATATCATTGCACCTGTTGTGGTGGCGGGATCATGCCCTGCCGCATCATGTAGTACGGCAACTGGGACTTGTTCAACAGCAAGCCGCCGACATCCGGCATGCCGCCGATGGCCCGCTGCATGGCCCGTCCGACCATGGCACCGGGCACGTCGAACTGGCGGAACTGCGGCTGCTGCAAACCGAACTGGATGCTGCGCGTCATCGACTGCTGCATCGCCTGATAATCGCCATGCTCCGCATTGCGCAGGATCTCGTTCATGACCACCTGATGCCGGTCCATCAGGATCTTCTGGTTGACCTGTTGCGCATACGCCTGTTCGTTGTACTCGGCCTTGACACCCGACGTTGCACCCATCCCCTGCATGAAGGTATCCCAGTTGGTAACCGGGATAGGAATCTGGTTGTTGCTGCCTGTGGTCTCATAGCCATACTGCGACATGCGCATGGCCTTGGCGATATTGCGGGCGAACACCGGCAGTGCTTCGTTGTTACCCTTGACGTAATCACCATCCTTGTACGCCTGCAGCCCGGTAACCACGCCAGCAGCAGCGCCGAATGCCGGTCCCATGAAATCGAACGAGCCGTCCTTGAGACGGTCGGAGATTCTGGCCCGGTTGGTCAGCAGCCCGGTGAACGGCAGCAGATCCTGAAAGCCCGCACGGCTGCTCATGTCGAAGCCAGCGGCCCGTGGCAGCCCGCGTGAGAAGATCTCCTCCATCTTGTTCACGCTTTCCTTGTCGTCCGATACTGTGGACAACAGGCTGCGCACACCATGGCGGAACATCTCCTCGGCATTGGGCGGCGTCTCCCCTTCGTCTTGGAGTATCTGCATCACGGCGTTGTAGACACCCGTCGCCACGTTCATGAACGGCAAGCCAAGCGCACCGGCCATCGCCCCAGTCATGGCCGAAACACCACCCATGATCTTCAGGCTCTCGATCCGCTCTTCCTTGGTGGACTTGGCGCTGATCGAACGCTGGAACTGCCGCGCAAGGAACTCGCTCATCTGGATGCTCCACTGGCCGAAGCCCACCACCAGTGGCGTAGTCTGCTTGAGTATGCCGCGCTGCCCCAGTTGCCGCGCCACGTTCACCTGCGAATGATCACCATCGGACTCGCGGATGGTGGTGATGGCCTCACGCTTCGCCTCTTCGTGAATCCTGTTCATTTCCGCCGGGGACAAGTCCTTGCCCGCCGCGAGCTTGTTGTAGTGCAACTCATAACCGGACAAGGCAGAGACGATCCGGTTGGACATCTCGATGTAGTGCGGTATGGTCTGTGCAATGCGTGCAGCCCGTGCGCCGATGCTCTTGTCGTTGGGGTCCATGCGCAGCATCTGCTGCGTGATGCCGAAGTTGATCAGCCCGGTGTCCATCAGGTGATCCATCAGGTCCAGTTGCCGCTCACTCAGCACTGGCGTCCCGTCCTTGTTGCGCAGCTTCGACGCTTCCAGCGTGATGTCCGATGTCTTCGCCAGCCTGTTGAACAACGAGTCGCCCTTGCTCGACATCCAACCGGTCGTCATCGCCGACTTGAGCATCCCCCACGCCAGCGCGGTGTTGCGTCCCATCGACATTGCCGCATCGGCATACCCGTACTTGGCACCCAGCGTAGGCAGCGTGACCTGTGCAGGCTGCAAGCCAACAGTCAGCATGTACATGGGCGACAGTCCCAGTCGCCAGAACCCGGTGGCCGCACGCATCGCGGCAATCGTCTGGCTGTACTCCAGCGGCTGCTGCATGTCTGCCTGCTTCTTGTACAACTCGTTGACGTAGCCCCCAATCTGCGTACGGATGTCGTTGATGTCCGCACCCGGCACGGCACGCAATTCGGTCATTGCCGCATCCAGATTGGTCGACACATCGGCGAACCTCATCGCCGACCGCGCATTCACCAAGGCGCGATTGGACATCTCCATGTTGTTCATGTACATCTTGGTAGTGTCGCGGCTGGCACCATTGGTGTTGTCAGCCATCATCCTGTTCTTGAGTGGTGAAGTCTCTGGCTGCTGGCCGATGTACAGGTCATGCAACGCCTGCTTCATCTGGTCCTTGGCGGCATCGGTCGCCTTCTCCAGACCATCGATGCGCCTCTCGGCAGAGCGGATGAATGCGGGCGTGGCCCCCGCTGCAAACTTGTTGCGTTCGCCAATGAGTCCAGCCCCGTACGAATCCGGTTCGAACAGATCACTCAATCCGGCAAGCTTGGAGACCGCCTCGGTGTGGGAAAGCTGATCGGTGAACTTCATGTACACCCGGCGCGAACCGTCGGGCAGCATCTCGCGCCAGTCGCGGTTCATCCCGTCGACCACCTTGCCCACCCGGTTCCATTCCTCTTCGCCGCCCTTGACATCGAACACGATGAAGTGCGTGCCCTCGCGCCCACGGTGGTAATACGGCAGCTTGCTCTGCTGTTCGTACGCGGCCTGCATGCCTTCCATCGTATCGTGGCGCATCTTCTCTGCCAACGCCAAACCTTCCTTTGTCTTGTTAGTTGCTTCGGTAGTCGCAGCAGTACGTTCTGCAGCAGTAAAGGGCTTGCCATTGGCCTTCTCCGCTTTAGCCACTGCCTTGGCTATTGCCTTCTGTGCATCCGGTTCAGCTACCGCCGCATTCTCTGCCCGCTGCACATCCGCCTTCGACTCCTTCATCACGCCATTGATGGCCTTCTGCAAACGAGACAGTTGTTGCTCCACTGGAATCGGCGTGCGATCCGCATTGCGCAGATGCGCGGCAAAGTCGAGTCCTGCCTCGGATGGAAAGCCATCGCCCTTGACCTCGCCCCACAGCATCTGGGCGTGGCGCTGGGCATTCATCAACTGGTTCTTCACCAATCCTGCCTCGTAGACCTTGAGCGGCGTGTCCGTCGCGCCACGGCCCTCCATCGCCTTCGATATCTGCGTCAGTTGCTCGTACTTGGCCCGTGCCCGCACCGCTGCAGGGTGATCGAACTGCGCCTGTGTCAGCGTCGGATTCTCCTTCTGCGCATCAGCCAGTGTCTTGTACTTGGGATGGGCACCGGTAGCCACGGCATCACGCGCCATCTCACCCATGATCTCCATGCCCTTGGGACTGAGCTTGTCCATCGCCATCATGCGCTGGCCATGTTCCTGCGTACCACCGGGATCGTTCAGCAACTTGTGACTATCCGACGAACGGCCCTCGGCAACCTGACGGAAACTGGTGAACCACTGGTTCACCTTGTCGACGGCAGGACCGGCAGCAGGGAACCTGTTCCACACGTCCTTGCGCATCATCTCCATCCGACGCTCGTGATCGTGCAGGGTGAACCAGCCGTGCATATTGAACGCCTGTCGTGGACTCAGGCTGTCGATGCTGTGTTTCGTGAACCTGTCGCTCGCACCACTCAGTGCGGTGGACACGCCGGGGATGCTGTTGAGGAAACTGGACAGCCGCCCAAACGCACCCAGCGGACTGTTGGGATAGCGGTCCACCAGTGCATTGTTGAACACCTCCGTCGAGTTGCGGTTGGGATCACCGAACAACGCCTTCGATGCATCCAGCAGCTTGTTGAACTGCGTCTCAAACCTGAAGTCGATGTGCAACGCCTGCAACAGCGAATTGGCAAATTTCTTCCACCCCTTGTCGCCCAGCGCCGCACGGATGGTCGGATTGTTCAATCCCTCGGATACGAACTCGTGCGGGCTGCTCAACGCCAGTACATGCGACGGATCGTTCTTGTTGTACTTCTTGTAGAACTCGTCCATCACCTCACGCACAGACTTCAGCGCACCCACCTCTGCCTGCTCACTGGGCGTCAGCGTCTTGCTGTCCTTCAGTTCAGCAGCCAGCGCACGATCCAATGCGGCATGCGTCAGCGCATGCGTGGTCTCGTGCATGAGAGTCAGGGTGTTCATGCCACCCCGGCCAACCTCGATGGTGTTGGTGCGCGGCCGGTACCGTGCCCCATCGAAGTCCGCATTCTCGATGACCTTGATCGTCGCCGACGGCAACTGCTTGCCGAACAACGCCGCCATCTCCCGCGTCGCCGCATCCTTGTGCGTGGTGGCGATATGGTTCAGCGCCTTGGTCACCTCTGCCGTCTTGCCAACCACCTTGCCTAGCTGTTCGTCACTGAAGCCAGCGATGCCCCGGCCTTGAGTGTCATTGTTGGTCTTCTCTGCCATGGAGTCGGCCATGATCTTCGCATAGGCATCGGCCCCCTGTTCCTCTGTCATGGTCTTATTAGCAACAGCAACATCAACGGCTTCTATCTTGGCATTGAAGCTATCTTCAGCAACCTTTTCATTTGCCAACGCCTTGGCAGCCTTGGCTCCCTGTTCTTTTGTCACCCCCATCACAGTAGCACCGTGGTCCACCACCGCTTGTGTTTCGGCGGCTGCCTTAATTTCTTCCTTCGATTCGTAGACACGCGCCTTTGCTGCAACTTCTGCAGGCACATTGAATTCCGCACCGGGGGCCACAGCTACCTTCTGTTCATACTTCGCCGAATCGGCAGCAGGTACATCTACGTAGGAAAGTTTTCCTCCATACGATTTGTGAAATGGCAGTGCAATCCCCGGAAGATCATTGGTGAATGTTGTAGCTTTACCAACTTCATCTGGACGATTACCACGCCACAGACGTACATGCCCTTCTGGTACTGCTGGTAGGTCAGCCGCTATAGCTGCAGCATCCTTGCGAAACTGCACAATAGGTGGTTCTTTCGGTGCTGCTTCAGCAGTCTTGATGTCTGCAGTATTTGCAACGCCACTCAATAATTTTTGTTGTTGATCTACAGGCAATGAGTCGACATATTTCTGCTGATCAGGCGTCAATGAATCGAATGCTTTCTGGTGCTGTTCCGTACGTGGTTCAGTCAGTCCCTCCACCTTCGCCCCGGCAGGCACTTCAGGGGCTGCTTCCTTGCCGGTAGGTGGTGGCGCAACTTCACCAGCAGGTATCTCAGCCGCTGGCTTCTCCACAGGCTTGCCACGGATGTCTTCGCCAGTGATGCTCTTGTACATGGCGTCCAGCTTGGACATGTAGGCAGGCGCATTGGGCGACTCGCCACCGCGTGCTTCCCACTGTGCCTTGAGCCGCGCTGCGAGTTCAGCCGGTCCCAGATCGACCAGACTCTCCCGCAACGCCTTGGGTGTCTTGCCACCCAGCGCATTCAATACCCACTTGGTACGATCTTCTTTGGTGGCCTTCCAGATTGCTGTGCCCTGCTCGTCGTAGATGACCTCCGGTGCATCCTTGGTGATCTTCGCCAGCGCGGCTTCTTCCTGCTCTGCATACGCCTTCAGCCGTGCCCGCATCTCATCTTCGGACATCTCCGCAGCACGGTCGCGTGCTGGCTTATCGTTCTCCAGCGAGCGCAGGAAATCACGCTGCTCCGTAGGTGTCAGCTTGGCTGCCGCATTCGATTCCAGAATCCGCTGGTCTTCCTGCTGCCGTGCCAACTGCTCCTCACGTACCCGCTGTTCTTCCTTCGCCGTTCCGGCAGTCAGCACATGCGGCAGCGGCTCCTCACGTTGCAGTGGCAACTGCGGCAGTGGCTCCTCACGTCGTGTCAGTTCTGCATCAAGTTTCGGTAATGTCTTGTCTGACTCCACCACCTTCTGTTCTGGCGGTCCCTCGATTGTCGGTAGCGGCCTGCCTGCTTCTTCTGCTGCCCTCTGTGCTTCACGGCGTGCTGCCAATGCCTGTGCTTCCTGTGTCGTGGTAACCCCCGCCTCGGCCCGCGCAGCAGCATCCCGCTGTTCCCGTGCCAAATTGGCAGTCACTTCCGCACTGGTAACGATCTCACCGGGCAACTGCTTGCCGGTTACTTCTTCCGGAGTCAATATCTCAGGAAGGGGTGACTTGCCAGTTACCTTCGCTTCATACTCATCCCACTGCCGTTTCTGATCTGCCGCAAATGCATCACGTTCAGCATAGTGTGCTGCAGTCGCTTCTTCAAACCGTTGCTGTGCCTGTCGTTGTTCTTCATTCATGCCAGCAGTGGCACCACGCTGCGTCTCGTCGTATAGCTCTCTGGTAGGTGGTGGCAATGCCAACTGCTGCGGCCCCTGCGGCGTGGCAGGTGGTTGTTCTGTATACAATGCCAAGGGATCGAAGTTCCAACCAACCTTCATCTCGACTGGCTTGTTGGCGGCAATGGCCAGCATCGCTTGCTGATGCCATGCAGCGGCAGCATCCGGATCACTGGACTTCATGTCACTGGCTATTATTCTTGATGCTTTCAGCCGGTCCTTGATAGATCCTTCATTCAACTTGGCAGGATCAATGGGATTGGCAGTAGTCGCACCGACTGCCCGCTTCTGTGCATTGTTGTAGGCAGTACCTGCCAGACCGAACGGTGCCATCAACGCTGTCATCTTCAGCGTCGGACCAACTGACCCCAAAGCCGCTTCGCCCATACCCGGCGTATTCGGCAGCCCAGACTCGACGCCTGCCACACCACCCGCCGCAGCAGCCTGCACCGGCACCTGTATCGCCCCAGCCTTGAGGGTATTAGCCAACGTGCGTCCCACCCCCAGCAACGGCGGTGCGACGTAATCATCCATCAGCGCCTGCGCTGCAGGCTTCCTGAACATGCTGGTGGCACCGGTCAGCAGCTTACCCCCTACCGCCGACATGGCAGCCTGCCCTACGCCCTGTATGGCCCCCGCAGCCAGCCCCTGTCCGACACTGCCACCCTTCTCCCGCGTCTCGGTGTACTGCGATCCGCCAAACAGCAAGCCACCAGCTATCGCTGGGCCTGCGATCTCACCAACACCGGGGATAAGGGCAGTACCTGCCGCTGCCAGTGCGGGCACTACGCTCGATGCCGCCTCACCCCAACCGCCCTGATTGACTTGGTACAGCGGGTCATGCTCGCGGGCGCGGGCACCCTCCACCAGCGACTTGCCCAGTTCATCCGCACCGAACGCCTTCAACGCCTGCCCTGCCATCTCAGGCAGTGCCACTGCCGCGCCACGGGCGAAGCCGTGGCCAACGTCAGTCAGGAACCCCTGCTTCTCGGGAGGTGGCGGTGGCGGCGCAGGCGCGGCTTCCTGCGGCTCTGGCATACCCCAATGCATCCGCGCACTCTGAACATACGCGGCAATGCGGGGATCTAGGGCCGGTGCAACCTTTGGAAACGGTAAACCGGGAAAGACAGGATCAGCCACACTATGTCACCGGGTAGTTGGTTTTGGTGGAATCGAAGGTAACGACGGATACAATGATGGTGTTCCTTGCGGCATGCCTTGCATGAACGGCGCAACAGCTATTTGATTCAATACACTGGTAGGCAAATGTATTGCTCCCGGTGTCAAAGTTTCGCCTGTCTTGCCTGCCTGAGCTTGTGCTAATGCTGTCAAACCCTTTATGTCTTTACGTCTTATCATATCGTTTATAAACGACTGTTTCTCTGCTTCAGGCAAATGAGCCATGAAAGACGTATTGGCTTGTGACTGTTGCGCCTCTGCCGACATCTGGTGGATGGGTACCATGGCCTGCTGCACGCCAAGCTGGCCTTGCTGTACGCCAAGCTGGCCTTGCTGAATGTTGGTGCCTGCGTAGTCATGCTCCAGCTTGCCCAGTTCCAGCATGCGGGCGGATAGCTCACGCTCGCGCATGCGCCCGGTCATCGACGTGTCATTGGACACCTGATTCAACTGCTCGCGCACTGCACTCATCTGATCCTGCAGCGGACTCTGGAGAGTCGGTGCCTGTGGCCGGAACTGACCCCCGGCGAAGTTGCCGCCGTAGGAGTTGCTGACCGCTTCGAAGTCACCCCGGTCGGCCGCTGCCGCCCGCGCCGCGCTCAAGGCGCGACTGGTCTCAGGCGACAGTCCCGACATGGCCGCCGACGAAATGCTCGACACCGACCCACGCTGCCCGGTGAGCGGCGAGGGCATGTCCGACTGCCGGTAGTACCCCTGCGTCGTACCATCCGGATTGGTAAACGTAGCCTGTGAGTCACGAGTGGCAGGCACCATATGCTTGACACCATCCGGACCTGACCACCAGCCACCACCGGCTGGTTTATTGCTATAACCTGCACTGTACACAGGCGACTTCTTGTTGATAATGTCCTGATCGGCCTGTCCCGGCGACTCCATTCCCGGCACTGCGTTGTTCCACTGTGCGTTAGTGGGTGTTGGTCCTGTCACGTCTACCGTGGGAGTAGTGCCATACATATCCCCAGTAGGGTTCGATGTACGTGCGTCCAATGCACTCGGCCCCATGACAGGAGATGTCTGTCCGGTCGTCTTCGCCGCATTTCTCATCTGATCCAATGAGAAGCCATAAGGTGACCCTACCAACGGTGCTGCAGGTGCAGTTGGTTGTGCTGGTGCAGCAGGTGCAGCAGTAACCGGACTTGGCAATTGCGGATAACCCCTGTTATTGATTAAAGAAGCATTCCATTCGGTGTTGGTGGGATCGAGTGACTTTGCCATGACTGCCTCAATTCTTGATGTACGCGCCGAACGCGCCCTGCCCGAAGCCCCACTTCAGCGGCTGCAGCATCTTGTCTTCGATCTCCCGTCGACACTCGCGCACCGCCGCTTCGAACCGCTCGCTGTGCGAGTTGGCCTTCTTCGTGGCCCACTCCCGGCCATTGTCGTCTTCGGCATCGTAGGTGCGCCATGCGCGGAAAGCTGCCCACTCCAGCATGTCCAGCGCCCAGTCTTCGGGGATCTCCAGTTGCTGGGTCACCCCGGCCGTCGCTTCCTCTGGCGACTGCGACTCATCCGATGCATCGTCCAGTGCCAACGTCATCAACGGCAGACGTATCGTGCGCAGGTAAATGAACTTGCCAGCCTGATCTGCACTGGGTGTAGCCCGCACCAGTAACTGAATCTGGTACTTATCATCCACCTTCACACTCTCATCGGTGGAGTATTCAGAAGGTGCGGTAGCGGTGCTGATCATGGTATTGACATTGAAGCCACCAGTGAATCCGGATGCCACATGATCAGTGTAGATGTTCAGGCGGGCATAGGTGTTGGGATGGGTCATCCGCACCATATCCTGCACTGCGTCCTGATGACGTGCGCTCAACACCCGCAGCACTGAGGGATGCAGCGTGTACAGCACCTGACCGGGCACCAGCGCCACCTTGGCCACGGCAGGCGTGCTGTCGTCGCGGATGCACAGGGCACGGCGGGCGAACCGGCGCTGCGCCTCGTTGATGTAGCGCAGCAGCCGGGGCTTGGGCCAGAAGTCGTCGGGATCACCCGCGATCTGACTGCTTATGTCACGGAGCAGCGCCCCCTGCAATTCGTCCAGACACTCTTCGATGTCCACGTTTCATGGCTCGTTGGGATCAGCGAAACGATAGGGAAAGCGCAGCCGCTTGCGATAGCCGATGATCTGCCGGGTGGCCTCGTCCACGATGGGCGCTGACCACACGGCGTCGTTCAGCACGTTCAGCAATTCTTCCGGCACCATCGCCTTCTCGCCACTGCGCAGGATGAAGCCCCGGCCATTGTGACCGATGAACAGACCGGTCGGCGGGATGTTTTCGTTGTCTTCCAGCACAATGCAGGCACGCGGCCCGGTGTACGGTGGCGGCTCATTGACGACTTCCGGGGGTTTGTCGATCAGTTGCCCCGGCACCACGCCCATGGGCAATACCGTGTCATCACCGATGTTATCGGCAAATGCATTTGCCATTGCACTCATTGTCAATCCTTGTCTTCTGCTGTTGCTTTGTTGAATGATGTTGCGTAGTCGTCTTTTTCGACTGGCAGACTGTCGAGATGCTTGGTCAGGAATGCCACCACTTCCTTGACATCGGTGAATGCATAGCCCTTCCACGGATCTTTCCATGCAGCCCTTGGCTTCATGTTCTCGTCTTGGATCTTTTCATCGATCACTTCGACTTCGTAGCCGTTCTGCAACCGCTCGATACGGACAATGCATTCACTCATGATGCACTCCAAAAAGACGGAGGGTCTTATACGGTGCGGAGGAGTTGCCCGCCGCCCCCCGTTATAACGCGCACCATCAACCCACCGTTTCCGCTGCCTTCTTGTCCTGCGCCGCAACCTTGTCGGCCGCAGCCTTGGCCTCATGCGCAACCTTGGCCGCAGCCGCCTTGTCTTCCGCTGCAACCTTGTCGGCTGCAGCCTTGGCATCATGCGCGGCCTTCACCCCGGCTTCGGTAGCTTCCTTGTCATCCTGCGCCTTCTGCACGTCTGCAGCGGCCTGCTTTGCCACTTCCGCACTGGCTGCAGCTTTTGCCTGTGCCGTTGCGGAAGCCGCCGCAGCCGCCCGCGCCTTCAACACCTCCGGATCTTCCGGAGGTGGCCGTCGCGCTTCAGCCTGCGTCATGAGCATGATGATGTAAGCCTGCTCGTCGGGAACCATCGGCAGGGACCGGACATACGTTACTGCAGAATTGAGATTCATGATCATCCTCTCCTAACCTTGGGCTTCCCAGATCAGCGTCTTCGACGCCGGGATCAGCGCCGCCGGAATTGTGAAACTGCCAGCATCACCACCGGCTGCCGTACCAACCGTGATACCGGTCGGCGATGCTGCCAGCGTGCGAGTACCTGCAGCGACGGTATGCAGTGCCGAGCCATTGGCCATACCGGCGAACCACTCGTCGCTGATGCCATCCGTGACGTTGTACACCCGGATGGAACGGGGAGTGAAGCCCACCACGAAGGTGGTATTCACCGCCGCTGCCGCATCGGTCACGACGTAGCCAGTGGCGTAGTTGAGAACGCCTGCGGCCTGCGTTTGTGTATTGGTAGTCAGTGCCATGTTGTCATCTCCTTCAAGCGACAGTGGTAATTGGGGGTGGATCGCCGTTCTCGGCGTACGTGGTGGTAGCCACGCCGGTATCGGCGTCGAGCGAGGCGTTGGTCAGCATGATCGCGTCACGCAGCGAGTTCAGATCGGTAACCACTGAACTGAGATCGGTGGCAGTACCACCACCGCTCCCGCCGCCACCTCCCGATACCTGCTTCCTGATCTCGACAATCAGTTGCTCGATGACCTTCTTGGTCTCCGGGTCCATCATCGATGCTTGCACCGCCACCGTACCTGCAGGCATCGGCGCATCGGCAGCCAGCGGCGACAGGTCGAACATCATCGGACGCTTGACCTTCTCGACTGGCACTTCCTTCTCGGCCTTGTGCCGCTTTTCGGCGTCGGCCTCGTCCTTGATCACTTGATCGTGTTTGGTAGTCATGACGACTCCTTACGCCGTCGCCGCGACTTCGCAGCGGATGAAGAAGGCGTCTTGCAGGATGACCGCCGACTGCCACGCTTTCCAGCCCACCGTACCACGCTGACCCAGTGGGTCACCAGCCGCCGGTTTCGGATTGACCACCATCGGCGTCAGCGAATCCTTGCCGCGCAACGGCACGATGCCGTACGCATCGCGAGCGATGATCAGGATCGGGTACACATCCGCCAGCGTGCCGCTGGTGGAACGCATCAGACCCTTGGCACCACCCGCGTCGGGGAACGGCGCGAACACTGTGGAGGTAAGGTAACGCACACGCTCGACCGAGCCGATTTCGTTCTCCCATGGCGTGGTCGTGCCGTACTGCTTGGTGCTGATGAAACCGGTCATGGTGCGGACATCGGTCTCGCAGTCCGGATGGATCAGCGCGATGTACGCGGCCTCGATTGGCTCCGTCCGATAGTCCGGTGTCGACTTCAGCACCGACGTGATGAACTTCGCATTCTGCCGATTCAGCGCCGTGGTGATCTGCCGCTGCAGCGCCAACGTCATCGGAGTGACAACCGTGCTGCGACCAACCACACCACCCGCGTAGAAGACGTTGGTGCCCGCCTTCAGGATGTTGTAGCGCACCGTCTCGATGGTCAGCGACGCCTGCTCTGCCATGATCGTGGTGGCTTCCTGCAGCACCGGGTCTTCGTGGGTGTCTTCCACCACATCGGTGATGGTGATGAAGTCACCATACTGATTCAGTTGGACCGTGTAGTCGACGTACGTCAGCCGGGAGCCGGATGGCGTGATGCCTTCGACCAGTGGCGTGATCGCAATCGGCACGAAGTACGGTTGACCTACCGTGCCCGCGCCCGCCGAGCCGGTGGCACCGACAAGGAAGTAGCGACGGAACTTCGCGCTCTTGGTGTTGTTCTGCGGAATGGGATACTGCTGCCCGAATTTCTCCAGCACCATGTACGGCATGGCACGCTTGAGCAGATCCTTTACGACGTAGGCAGCGGTACGGGGAGTGATATCTCCGTAGGTGACGGGAGTTGCCATGGTTATATCCTTTGTACGAGATGAATGTCAGTCAACGCTGGTTGATTGCATCAGCCCACGCACCATCAAAATCATTGGCGTCGATGGCAGTAACCGGCGTTGAGCGTTTGGAGCCGACCACGGTGAGCGCCGCCGCCGCTTTTTTGGCCGGTGCTGACAGTTCGGGCGTACGTTTTGCTGCAGGTGCTGCGGCTGCGCTTGGCGGCGCAGCGATTGACTGTTTGTAGGTGCTGATCAAGTCGGCCACCTCTTCCGGCGTACCTTCCTTCATCACTCGTTCAGCACCCTGACGAAATGCTACCGGCAACGTTGGCACCCATGCCACCACTTTGCCATATATCGTATCGTAGTCCTCATGCTCACTACGCAATGCACCAAGAGTCAGTTGCTCTTCGATGGCATCGGCAGTGTCATTGAACCGGCGCAAGACAGGACCATACACCTCACCCATCTTGGTAAATACATACTGCACTGCGTTGTACACTGCCACCTTGGTACGCAGTGCCTCTGCAGTGGAAATTTCCGGCCACTGCTCCTCGTGCCGCTTGAGCGTAGCCGCTTCCTCATCGGTCGGCCTGTACCACTGCGGCTCGACCGGCGCGGCAGGCTGCTCCGGTGCCTTGGGTTCCGGCTTGGCCTCGACCGGTTCCGGTGTCGGTGCAGGCGTCGGAGGTGCCTTCTTGAATTCCGCCACCTCCGCTTCCAGCCGTGCGATCTTGGCATCCGGCGTCTCTTCCGGCTCCTCGACAGGTGCTGGTTCTTCTGCAGCCGGGGCAGCTTCGACAGGGGGAGCTTCCGCTTCGGCCTTGGGCGCTTCAGCAGCCACCGGAGTTGTCGGTGGGGGCGATTCCGCAACCGCTTCCGCGAATGCGTCTGCGAATGATTGATCAGCTAATGCTGCGGCAGCACTGGCTGCTGTGTCTTGCGGTTGTTCTGGTGTGGTAGCCATGGGATGTCCTTGTAAGCCTTTG